GTTTGTGTCTAGTTGTATTTTTTCGTACATGGATTACGCTATTTTTAATCCAGATCCACCTCCACCAACATTTACACCAGGAGCAGATATCCTGAATTGTTTTTTACCTCTTTTCTTTCTTCTTAGGTGACTCTTGGGATCAGTCTGGAGTGTAGCTAAATCCTCTTCTTCTAGTTCATCTCCACCTCTGGTAACTGGAGTTATTCCACCTTCAGAAGTAGCCTTTCTATCTTTGTCCCAAGTACCGATAAGGTTTGCAAAACCCTCTGTTCCTACTTCACCTAAAGTAGTGAGGAGATCTTGCATGTCTGGTGCTACTTCTAGGTAATCTTCAACGGTATCTTTAGTTACGTTTACACCTTCTTCAGTCTGAGTAGTCTCACCTTTTCTAAGTCTGTCAATTTCATTCCAAATGTACTGTCCCATCTCAAGAGTTTGATCTACTTCTCCTCCTTGATACTGCATCTCCAATGCTTCTTGTAATGTAATATCTCCTTCAAGAAGTCTTCTAGGAGTTTCTGTAAACATAGAATCTGTCATATCTTTAAAACCTTCCTCTAAGGAACCATCTGTAAGACTGTCAGTATTTTTATCAACAAACTCTTGAGCATCCTCTAATATTTTTGGCTTTGGAATCTCTATCTTGGGAGGATCTATCCTTGGAGGATCTATCTTAGGAGTAGGTATTGTAATAGGGTTATGCCTGTGATACCAATGGTACTCTTTTAATCCTGTCATGGGGTTCGTAGTACCAGAACCTCCCATAGACTCTAGCATCTGTTTTTCTTGAGGGTTAACGTGGGCTATCTCTGTGTCACCGTACCGTCCAAGTTGAGATAACATTTGTGCATTACACATTATGCATAACTTGGTTTGATGGTTAACCTTTTTTTACCTACGTTTGTACCTTTGTTTGAAGCAATTTTAGCTTTTCTGTTTTGCCCTCCTGCTCCTGCGGTAGTCTGATCAAAGATAGTAGTTATATCATTTACACTAGAGGAATCTGAAGAACCTCCTTGGGGATCAAAAGTGGTTGGGTCCATGCCTAATCTTTTCATCCAGTTAGTACCACCCCAAGCTTTACTAAATTCTCTTTGAGAAAAGTACTGATTTTCTGGACCACCTATATCAAAAAGACTACCAGGTCCTGTCATCTTAACATCAGAAGCATCACCATCTCTTAAATCACCTGAAAATTCACACATCTAGATCACCGTCCTTTCATTACTAAGAAAACAATGTTTTGACATCACCTTCTTGAGTGCTCTCTATAAATAGTTGTTTAATTTGGTCTATCACTACTCGTTGTCCTTGTAGGTATGTAAGTTCTTCAATAGTAATAGAATCTTTTGGTAATTTATCGGGATATAGGGCATCTAACTTATCAACTAATTCTTGAGTTATTCCGTATATCCCGATCATTTTAGTTTATCTCACAAGAGTTTCCAACACAGGCAAGTTCTTGAGAACCTTCAGTATAGTCTTTTGACTCATACTTTTGCAACTCCTTCCAATCAAGTTTAGGCATCTTACTTTGGAGTTCAGAGTATTCCTCGTAAGTACATTCTTGATACGGTGCTTGCTTGTATATGTGTTCACTATAAGGAAGGAAAGAAATACCAGAGATTTTATGAAAGTTGTTGTAAACCCAAGCACCTACTTCTACCCATTCGTCCTCTTTAACTGAGATAGTTATACTTGGTTTATGTTCACACCAATATTCTTGATATAGCAACCAAAGTTCTAATTGCTCTATAGCAGTTAGATCATTACGTTTGATACTATCATCTGGAGCTTTAATTGGAAAGGAGAAAACCATAGTATTGTCTGGTTTAGTAACGTCAGGTTCATGAGGTATTCCTTGGTCAACCATAAGAGTACATAAAGGATCTTTCATGTCCGTTCTTACAGTCCTAATGTAATAGTCAGAATGCCTAGCATGTATTCCTGAAGCACTATCGCATAATTGTGAGACAGTACCGCTAGGTTTTATGCATGTGATACTTGCAGAAGGATTAATGTTAAGTTGATTAGCCCAGAACTTATTAGTTACTTCAGCTTCACCTCTGCACTCCATTAGGAATTCTGGAAGTTCAGCATCAAGAAAGTCTGCCATGAATTCATTATCCATGATTCCAGTAAGACTAACTCCTAGTAACCTTTCTTCTTCACAGTTTTCTTTCCACTCTTTTGTGAGATATCTGAAGTTTGTGAGAGTACTTTGCCAAGTCCCAAGAATCGTTGCCAACCGTACTTTATTCTTAATGTCACTCTTACTGTCCTCCGCACGTATTACAACTTCTGATAAGTTACAGAACTCTCTGGGCCGAAGGATTATTTCAGAACATGGATTAGTACCGAAGTCATCTCTAGATTCTCTTCGTTCTTGGAATCGTTCAACTTGTTTTCTGGAGTTAAAGCTTGAGAATATGCCACGCTCTCCAGATTTCGATTCGTAAAGGGAAGTCCACTCTTTAAGGAAAGTCCCTGTGTCTGGATAGGAGTGATAGTTTGCGGAATTATTTGCCAAAGCTCGATGTCCATAGTCTTCCCACCATGCTCCTGCTTTGGCTTGTCGCATTTGCTCATCCCCAAGATCACTAAGACTAATAAGAGCACTCCTGCGAACACCACCCACGACCACAAGTTCTGCGGTTTTGCAAACAATGTCATGGCATTCGATTGGTCTGAGTTTTCGTCCTTTTGCATTTTCAAATATTTTACAAGTGTAAAGAAATAGTTTGTTAAGAGGATCAGGTCCACTTGCTCTACCTCCGAATGTTTTGAGTGGTGCTCCTGCTTTCCTAATTTTACTTAGATCCCAAGTAGGAATTAATCCAGCATAGAGCAAACTAATCAGTTCCCTGAATGCCTTTGCCCATCCTAATTTACTGTCTCTTACATCAATGACTGTATCAGTTTGATGTAGTTCTTCTGGAACAAAAGGAAGTTGGTCAGTGTATTTACTTTCTACACTAAAACCAACTCCTGTTCCGTTCATTAGTATGTAAAGTACTTCATCAAAAGAACGTAAATTGTTAATAGGAAGGTACGAGCAATTATACCCTGCAATGTTTTCTTTTTCCAATGCTGGTCCTGCGGTCATCAAGCATCGCATCGATGGCATAATTTCTTGCTTTAGAACTGCTGTTTTAAGTTCTTTTAAAACTTTAGGTTCAACGTAGTAGTTACACTTCTTTTCAAGGTGATCCTTAAAGAAATCAAAGTACCTCGTTACTGTTTCTTCCCACGTTTCCCTACGTTCTTTAACGTAGTCCCATCTTGAGTATCGTGAAAGGTGGATGTACTGCTGGTACTGTGTAGGTAGTTCATGCATTCTTTTCTTCTCTTTCAATTAATTTGTTAATATAAACTCTTGCTTTATAAAGATCGTTGATTCCACCTTTCTGTGGATAACGAGTAACGTATTTAATTATGTTTCCTTCAAGGAAATCCATTTGATTACCTATGATATAATCTAATGGTTGAATCTCTAATCCGTTGGTGTAGTGAGTAGGATTATTAAACTCATCTGCTTTACGTTTAGCCATTCGTTCTACCTCATCTTTATTGTAGTCTGCCATATTTTCCTATCTCTCCAATGGTGGATTCCAATACATAGGTTCATTGTAATTACTTGAGTACTCTCCATCTCTAAGAATCCTTGCCATTCTTGCTTGAGTAATAGCAAACTGGTCACTTAGTTTTCTTGAAATGAAACAGTTTCTAACTGCATTCCACAGTTCTACTTCAGTCTTAAGATTCTGAAGTTGTGCTTCAGCTTTTTTAGGACCAATCCCAGGACATCCAGTGTAATTATCTGTGGAGTCTCCAGTGAGGATTTGCTTATAGAATGTGTAATCAGCAGCATCTTTAGTTTGCTCCCACACAACCTCATTTTCTGCATCCCAATGGAATCCAGGAACGGTTAAAAGGTCTTTGTCTTCACTAAAGATTACATATCTAGTTTCGGAATCTTTAGTAGCAAGGATTCCCATTACATCATCTGCTTCCAACCAAGGTTTTTCTAACCACATAAACTCATCTTTGCAGTACTCCTTGGCAGCATTAAGGCACATGGGTTTCCGTACCTTTCTCCTGTTTAATTTGTACTCAGGATTCAGTAACTTTCTGAAGTTTTCATGATGAGAGAAGCATAATAATACACTATCTGCTTTCACTTTATCCACAAGTGCATGGATTTGGTCAGAAATAAGTTTCTTGGTCTGAGCAAAATCACAGTGGAGTGTCCAGAAATCACCTTCCCAATTGATAGGAACTTCTGTAGAACTTGCAGTCTTGTAAATCATTATGTCTGCATCGATTAGTAACTCTGTTCTCATAAAGAATCCTTTCTCTTTTAGATTAGGTGTCTGATTTTATATGTCTCTGGATCATTTAGATCCCAAGCATATTCTGGGTACTTTCTTAAACTGACAGTACTAAAACTGGATAGTTTGGAAAAAGGAATAACGTAGACTACTGGAAATTTACACACACAAAGATAATCGTACTCTCCTTCTGAAACATGTTTTGGTTTAGTTCCAAGGTATTTAGTACCGTGTGAAAGAGTTGTATATTCTCTGTCCGTTCCAATAGTCTTAACTTGGATTGTTTTAAAATCACCATCCCTCTCAACTACAAAATCCCATTTAGTTCTAGGATTAAGTGGTTGAAACACATTGTACTTCCACATGTGGAATAAGTAACAAACAAGGTGTTCTCCTGCTTGTCCAGTATAGTGCATTCCATCAATGTGTCTCAGCCCAATTTCTTCCACATGTCCACTCTCCAGTGAGAGGGATTCGGAAGTTGTAGGCATCCCCGGCAATTCCAATTGCCTTAACTGCGAGGTTTCCGATATCTCTGACATAATCTTCCTTGATTAACATTTGTATCTCATCATGCACAAAAGCCACTTGTGCATAGTCTTGGGCATAAGTATATCCTTCCAGTTGGAGCAACTTATGTAGTTCAACAACCCATCTTTTACAGATGATTGCACCAGCACTCTGGAATAGAGTGTTTAAAGCGGAGTGCTCAGATCTAACAGGAATAGTCCTGCCATCTAAGCCTTTGAGAAACCCTTTCTTTGCTTTTAATTGAACTGCTTTCCTGAGTTCTTTAAGAGCAGGGGTTTTTCTAAGGAATTGGTTCTTTACCTTCTTACCAACTGAAGCACCTTTCCCAAGTATTGACCCAATTTTCTGATCTCCAGCACCATAAAGAAATGCATAGATGAAAGTTTTACTTGCATCCCTTGATGGGAGTCCTGCAGCTTCTTGATTGGCAGTGTGTATATCTCCTTCAAGAAGCACTTTACCGTATGCACCACCGTCAAACCTACCCATATAGTGAGCCAAGCACCGCAGTTCAAGACCAGAAACATCACATCCCAGAAGGGAAAAGCCTGGATCTGTCTTAAAAAGTTCTCTGCATTCCTTCCCATAGGGTGCTTTAATGCTAGGAACTTGAGCCGTGTTCGGGTGCGAATGAGAGCAGCGACTTGTAATCGACCCCATTGTGTTGACCCTGCCATGTAGTCTTCCTTTCTTTTCAAGTTT